TACATTAGGGTTTATGAGTAAAATCAGAACACCTGAATTAACTGGCGAGAGAAAAAATGCGATTGATAGATCTTTGAAGGGTCAGTCGGCTGTTGCTGGAGCGCAATTAAATAAACAAACAGTAAATGACTTAAAAGTACAGTTAAGTCAAGCAAAAGATCAAGATAAAAAAGACGAAATAGGAGAGAAAATCAAACAAGCCACGAAAGTCTTCGAAGACTCGGTTGTTTCTGCGGCAATAAGTCTAAGGAACAATTTAAACCAAGCTGAATTTGATCTTGGAAAGCTGAAAGAGACTCTAACTAAGCAAAAAGAGCAAACATTCGAAAGTAGGCTTGGCTTTGTAGATTCTTTAAAAGGAAAAACATTAAACGCCGATGTTGTTAGAGATAACGTAAGAAGACTTAGAGAAGCTGGGGACGACCCTCAGAGAAAATTAGAGGCGATGCAAAGACTAGCTGGTAATCAAAAACAACTTGATGCTATTAACCCAGCAATATTCAAAGGTATTTTAGATGCTATGAATATGACCGCAGACGAGCTAGAAAAGGTGTCACAGGGAATAAAGAAGGAGGCGCTGAAGAGTGGTGGAATTACTGATCAGAAAACTCTTGATGCAATAATAGAGAGACTAAAAAAGGATGGACCTGACATCACAAACACACAGAAAGAAATCGAAGTTCTTGAAGCATCAATAAAAGATTCTGAAAGGCAAATAGATAAGTTCGGGAAAGCGTTTAACGCCGAGAAGATTAGCGCAAGCACTAAGTTAATATCCGATGCTCTAGAAAAATTCGGTGAAGGCATGGGTGACGGCTCAAAAATATTAGAAGGAATAAACAGTGCAAATACAAAAGCGGCTACACAAATAGCCAAATCAAATGCTCTTGTTGAAGAAGTGGCTAAGGATATAGTGCAAACCAAGAAAGATATAATTTCACTCAGGGCGGCACAAACACAGATAAGAGCACAGTTAGAACCATAATAGAAATCTCATGTCTTTAATTACAACAACTGTAACCAATGGATCACTAAATATCAATTTTGATTATTTAGATGGGGATGAAATGTTTGGGTATACTGTGGTTGGCAATTATACTATCGACATCTCCGATATAAGCTTTACAGATCAACAGGGTGTTTTGTTTGAAGGTCGGGATGCTATAAGTTCAGCTTTTAAGCAGAAAAATATTACCGCTCGCATAGGTGGAGACGAGTATGTAAACGGGCGTATAAAAAGTTTAAGTTTTGATGAAAGTGCTTTGGTCGGTTCTCAAACAGCGAATGTTGAAATAGAAGAAAGTAAGCGACTTGATGATTATTCTAACCACACTTTTGCAAAGTATATACCCAGCCCTCATCTCCTTGAATCATTTGAAGAAAGTTTCGACTTTAGTTGCAATGGTAGTGAATACAGTTACAATAGAAATATTTCTATAAAATATAAGCAAAGCACTGAGTCTTCCGATGAGTTTCTGAATAACTTAAAGGTGTTTGTATCAAACTATTATCATACAGTTAGACCTAATTATGGATTACAGCAAGATGGCATTTCAGAAAACGCCACAATAGATAAGGGTTTTAATGGGATCATCTCTGAAACTATAGATATAATTGATCTTTCTTACTCAATTCAGGAGAATTTTGCGTCCTCTCGCATACATGAAAATGAAAACGTCAGCAAAAAATTCACACAAGTAGAAAAACTTGATGAAGCAGGATATCTTGGTAAGACGGTTACTGTTGATATAACTTCTTTACGCCGAGACAACCAGAATGTTTTACGAAGCGCTGTTACAAGCACTATAGATAGTATTTTATCTGAGGAACAATCGGTGTATGGATCTCCTGTATCTATAGAAAGAGGTTTTAAAAGAAACTCAAAAACTGCGAATCTTGTAATTAATTTCTCAACTGCACCCAAATATTACAGAGACGCAAGTGTGACGTATGATTGTCAAAAAAGAAAAGAAGGTGAGTTTAATGATTTTTCTATGAAAGTTGATTATTGCGCGGTTGGCGTCAACAACAGAGAAAGATTTAATGCTTGCAGAAATTTTTGGTCAGTTGATTCAGCTAATGCTGTGGTGAGAGCTAATTCTTTATTTCCCGAATCTGGAACTTTGCATGAAAAGAGTAGAAATACATCTTTCGATTATGGTGCTGGAAAAATTTCAGAAACAATAACGTTTACCGATGATGATTCTTACAAGTCGGATTTACCAGATGGCATTTTGAAATACAAGACAACCATTAATAGACAGGATGGAGTTAAAAGGTTTACACGAGTAAACGATATTGACTATTCTGCGGAAAAACTAACAATTTCTGATAATAAAACATTAACCAATGTGTCAATCACGTTAGAAGCTGTTGGTCTGCCTCAATATGGATTAAATAACGCAAGAAGCTTCTTGGATTCAAAAACATCAGAATTACAAGGCTTACTTAATTCAAGCAACTTTTATGTAATGTCAGATCAATATTCTATTGATTTGGCGAATGGCACCGCAAATCGTGTAATAAGTTGTGTAATCCCTACTACATAATTTTACGTGAGTTCAATTCAATATTCTAGTTATAATTTCCCCGAACCTCTTCCTTTCTTGGCAGAGAGTTCTACGCCGATTCTTATCAGTGGTTTATACGACCATAGTTCCGTCGATGTGCAGTTAGTTGGTTTTTTAACTGGTAGTGATATTAGTAGCTTAAGCTTGCAGAAACAGCAGATGGTGAACGGATTATTGAATGAATATGCTGATTTGGTAATTGATGTTGGAGGAGAAACTAAGACTTACGCGAAGGCACTTCCTGTTTCAGTGGATTTTCAGGATAGTGATATGACCACGATGCTTCCCTACTCCGCCTCGTTTAAGACATTTACTGGAGAGAGTTTTTCTAATTTTTTTGGCGTGTCTTCCCCAAAAAACGAATGGTCATTTCAGGAGCAAGAAAACCAGATAGTTCAAGCTACTCATACAATTTCGGCGCAAGGAGAAAAAGTTAACGATCAAGACGCTTTGCAGAACGCAATTGATTTTGTTACAGGTCAAACTGGTTTCTATAATGTCGCGCCAATACTTACAGGGTCAAACGCTTTTTTAAAATCACGGAACGAGAATATAAATAGAAAAACAGCGAATTACTCCATTACTGAGGTTTACCATTTTGATGGATCTGATAGACAGGAAACTGAATCTGCGATAGTAACTTATGAAACCACAGTCAATTACAACAAAGATGGCGGCTTGAATGCTGGTATCAATGGTTCTATTTACGGCTCATTTGACGGTGAGCAGGTGCATACTGGATTGTTTACCCCGCAAGACGCTACAAATGCTCTGATTCAAGATGTAGCGGCTTCAATGTCCTCCTACGACACTGGTGCATTCTCGTTTATTAGAAACCAGCCCAACACCTATTCTTACAATATTAATACTGGAGCTAATACCATGGATTTTTCATTTTCTTACATGGATATAGACAATATAGACCAGATAGGTAATATTGGGCATAAATATAAGTCGTCCGTTCAAGCAAACAAAGATCAGGCAAACTTTACAGTGTCAGCAGAAGGCGAGTTGTTTTTTAATGGCATCAACTCTGTTGTTAATACTGGCTTATATGAGGACTCAGCAAGGTTCCAAGAAATTGATGCCGTCTATAGCGGTATAGATCCTTATAATGTAGCCTATCAGGGTTGGTTAGATTTTCAACTTGGCGTCACGGATTTCACGGGATCGGATATTTATTTAAATAGCACGGTAAAAAGCAGTAGTGTTCAAAAAGATCCAGTTAATAACAGAATAACTTATAGCACACAATTTGACACGTCTATAGATTTAGATACTGGATTGAATAATCTTGTTTTATCTATAACAGATAAACTACCATTACCGCTTTCCAATGTAGTCCCCACTATTGGAGGATTCTCAGCACAGCTTGTTTCTGAAAGAACACTTGGAGAGTATTCAATATCTGCCACAACAGATGACCCAAGCGGAAGATTGCAGGATCTTAAGAGTGTAGTTTCACAATATATGAAGGGAAGTTATAATCAATCAGAGAGCCACACTATTGGTGAAAATAATATAAGCTACAACATTTCAAAATTTTATTAATGAGCGCGAGTGGATTACATTACATACTTACATCTGAACTTCAAACCAATGAAAGGTTAGCGGCTTATTATGATTTTGCCGAATATAATGGAGAAGTAAACCCAGAATCCAGCGTCACTTATACGGGGATTCTACATAACCAATACCCTGCTTATGACACAGGCAAGCATACAGCAACAATTGTCAGCGCTACAGGAGCTACAGAGGTTATTGTGTCGGGTTTGATTACTGGAGCAGTAAGCGGGCGAGGCAGATTGGATCAAAGCAATCTAAAGATACCCATTGAGGGATTGGATATTAACAGTATGTCTTTGTTGGTTGATTTTCAATGGAATGCTGAAGTTGAGAATGGAGTCATTTTAGGATCTTACGAAAGGTTTCAAGAAACCGTGGGTTCTGTAGATGTGACAGGGTCGCGAGGATTTAACTTTGGCATAAATGATAGAGGCAATATGTTTTTCGAGGCTTATCAACCTAGCGGACCATCTATTGTATCAACAAATTCCATAGAGATGTCCGAAAGAAACATAATTAGTTTGTCTGTTGATGGGGGAGATGTTGTTTTTTCAAAATTTGATTTATTCAATGATGTTGTTGATAAGGAAACTTTTAATTTCAATTCTTCCGCAATTGCTGGACCGACAGATTTATATGTAGGTGGATCACCTCAATATTTCAAGTCTTCAAGTGCGTCTGTGCCAACGGTCAATGCCTCGTTGAATGGATTAGCTATTTTCTCTGGCGGTATATCAGCCCATAACTTAAAGAAATTGACTAGTGGTATTTTGGGTGATTATTTTTACAATACGGGAATACAGACTGTTCAAAATTTTATTACTGGATATACAGACACGGTAATTTATGCAACAGGCACTACAGGTATAACACAGCAATCCGCTGGAAACTTGACTGTTTCGACAGGTAGGGTTAGCTACACGGGAGTTTTGACAGGTGCTACGACCGTATCTGGAAGTGAGGGGGATGAAGTGTATGTTTTTTATAATTACGACAATGGTGGGTTAAAGACATCTTACAAAGAAAAGTTGGGTTATCTTGATCCGTCTAATTCCAATAACTATGCGCCAACTGGAGAAGGCGCATTTGATACGCTCGGTCTGCAAAGCGGAAACTATACCTTAACTGGGGATATAGCATTGAATCTTGAGTCTAAACTAGAGACGGGAAGTTATTCGATATACCAGCAAGTTGAGCAAACGGGTGTGTTGAACGTAGTGAGCGGGGTTGATAAGACCGCTCTTTATGGAAGTGTAACAGGGTCAACAGGTCAATACTCAGGCATCGTATTTAATGAATCAATTGAGGCGTTGAAAAGCGACTATATTTACTACAAAGGATTAAGATGAACTATAATTACATAATGTCAACAGGCTCTGCTAGCTTGTCTGGTAGTAGATACAAGTTAGAGGAGCGTAATAATACAGCTTCTAAATCTCAATATTATAATATTGATTACTCTGTTATATCTGGAATTAACATGTCAAGGGTTTCTTTAAATTCACAAACTCTTTTTCAGGCGCAACCATTTTATTACACTGGGACAAGTCAAGTATATATAGAAGCACCATCTGGTGATTACTATTTGGATTTCAGCAAGCAAGCTAGTAAAGGAAAAATATTCCTAGATGAAACATTACCTGTTAATAATTCTGGAGTTGTTTTATATGATAAAACTGAGGTTGATGCTGGTGTATTGACAATGCATACAGGAGGTAACCCAACGGGAGCGCTTAATGATTTAACGGAAGATTTAATTACTCAGGGTTTGTTGGCTGGTGGGTCAACATATAGTGGTGATTTGTTTTCTGGATGGGATGTTTTTGGCAACGGTCAAAAATTCCCATCTTATGATGAATTTACTGGGTTAGACTCACAAGTAACTGGAAAATTCTTTGCTTTAAAAAAACCCGAAAAGATTTTTGAATATAACAGCGGGGCGGCTGATTCATTTGGTCAGAAATTCATCCCAAACCAAGTAGACGCTTACATAAATGGCACAGAACAGCCAATATCTAGCTTCATTTTCACTTATACTGGTGTAAGTTTAGTTGAAGTTGGAAAGAGCGCAACAGCAGAAATTTATAAAAAAGAAACAACTTCTTACAATTTATGAGCGAGGTAATAAATGGACTGGAGTTAAACTTAGGAAACAATGGAGGGGGTCACACGGCAACCGTCAACTCTATAAAGAATACTGTTACAGTTGGGGGAGCCGCAAGCCTTGGGGCTATGAGTGGGGCTGTGGGCGAAAGGTATAATTTCTCTAATGATGAAATACAAAAACTACTGAAGCTTTTTATTGCCGTTGAAGAGACTAACTCTCAAGATTCAAATAACGTTTTAAAAAAATCAGTCAAATTTAGAGACAAAACTTCATTAATATTAGATTCTCATGTATTTGCGGTTAGAGGTGTATCAGCTTCACCAAAGGAAGATTTAGATTTTGAGGGAAAGATATATAAACATAGTGAACATCCTGATAGTAGTATCGACCCAGCGCCAGCACCGAATCCAAAAAAGTATGGAGGGTTAATTGTTATTGGCAAAACTTATTCAGTGTATGCTGGACAATACAAGAATGAACCTTATTCATTGGGTTATCATCAGAAGGACAAGGAGGGAGGTTTGTGTTTCAACAACGAAATAGCAAAGCAGGATGAGGAAAGTAAAAACATATCAAATTATTCTTTATTGTATGGTTTCAAACTTTCAGAATTTAAACAGGCGATAACACTTATGGGGTTGAGAATCAACGGTCTCCCAGACAACGATTCAACGATTTTCAATACTTCAGGTAGGGCTTCTGCCGTTGTTTCTTCTATTGCATCTAGCTTGGGATACTATTGGTATATAAACGCTCAAGATGGAACTATTAACTTCATAGATTCTAAAGAGGCTTCTCAACAAACAATAGAAGATAAAGTGAACGAAAAAGACCCAAAGATGCTAAATGTGTCTTTTACAGAATCAAAAATAAACAAGGTTATAGTTAATTCTTTAATTGGAGATTATGAAGAAGTTGGTGGAGAAAACATAAATCAAAATAATGCGGGTAAGGGAGATCGTCTTACTAATTTCTATAGAATAGCATTAACAAAATTGATGACGGAAGAATATGAAGAATTTTTTAAAGTTTTTTATGCTCTATGGGCTACTCAAAATTTGAACGGGTTTTCATTTGATGCTGTCTTTTTTTGGTTAATGTTTAATAGCAAGAATTTTAGAGAATTTCTACCTGATTTATTAAAAATTGATGAAGATGATGATGAAAAAATAAAAAAAATAAACGCACATAGAACAGAAAACATTGCATGGAAAGATATAAAAGGAGCCGATGAAGCGGCTAAAGTGAATAAAGATACTGGTTTTAAAAGAGCAGGTGCGACATGGTATGATGCAAAATCAAAATCTCAAGATACAGTTAAAGACAAGGACGGTAATGAGTCTGTGACTCAAGCCACTTTAAACAAACCACAAGACCTAGGTTTAATGGAAGTTATTGAATCTTTCTTTGAGTCGCTTCATAGCTCATTATTTGTATCTCCAACTTATACAGAACAACAAGCTCTAAAGAAGGATTTTGATGGGGCTAATTTGCAAATACTCGGTCCATTTAAGGTGGGAGACAAAATAATGGACATAGAAGATTTGTCATTCATGAGACCATTATTAGAATTCTTTGATGAAAAGGACGTAACCATAGATGAGTTATTGAAGAAAAATAACCTTAAGAAAGAGGAGCCAGAAGAAAATGATGGACTGCTTGATGATAAATTCCGTCCTGGGTTTACCAAAGAATATATTTATATTGGTTTAAAGCAAAGACCTGTTGTTAACATAAAATTCGTGGAACAAGCCGATACTCTTAAATTCAAAAAATGGTTGAACGAAACTAATATAGAAATGTTTTTTGAACCTGCAAAACTAAGCGATATTTATATTGGCTACCAAAGAATTGCCAATGAAAATATAAGACAATCAATAGAGTTGTCAAAAAAACTTTATGAAAAAGTAGCTCCTGCTACAAGTGCTTTAGGGGTTCGAGAAGATAAAGATGGCAATGCGATAGATGTTCCAGATAATGTAATTAGAGTTACTTATAGAAATAAAAGCAAAATGGAAATTGATGCAGAAGCGAAAAACCCAGATCCTGATGCCGATCCTAACGCCGATCCTTCAGATGACTACGACGCAAAAAACACAGAAACAGGAGAAGATGCTTCTGCTGATTTTGAGTATAAGAGCCATAATATTATTAATGAAAGTACAGGAGAACCATTAGACACAGCCGATTTAAACACTAGAAACGGAATGATTGGAGAAATCAAAGCTTTTGCAGACAATGTTAACAATTCTCAACCAAATAAGCCTCAAAAAAGCTCTTCTGAGACTATTTACGGGCTAGAAATACCAGATTTAGATGATATAACAATAAACTCACTGTCTATAAGCTTGGCTGGAGGGGGTGGCGTGACAACGACAATATCAAGATCAACAAGGGACTTGATGCCGATTGACGATCAAGTGATCGTTAGCGACTTCTATAAAAAAGCTACTAATCTGAAGTCAACATCGCCCCGAACAACAGCGGGTCAAAGAAACCTGTTTGGAGTCTAAGACTTTTTGATCAGGTTTAGAATTTGTCTCGCGTCTTTTGCTGGTATATCAGAGAATGATTTCCAATCTGCCGTATTATTATTTCGATAAGAATTATTCTCCCAAAACTCTCGAAGTTTTGTAGATTTGAATTCGTCGAAGTCTACTGCAAATTTATCTGCAACCGTTTGGTCAAGCTGTGACTGAGGCGATAGTGATGCATTTGGATCTTCATTATCTAGCGTCTCGAATTGAGGAACACCGCTGGAATTGTCAAGTTCGTCAACTCCAACAATATGAATATTTAAGAAATTACGCACACAACGAACAAAGGCGCGGTTACAAGCAATGGTCTCCAAGAACTTTAAACAAAAACTATTTGTATTTTCAGATGTAGCATTAGCATACTCTTGATAAACAACATCTTCTTTTTGAGGAAATTCAGATGAGCCGATACTTTCAAAGTTATGATTCCAGTGAATAGTGCATTTACATGAAATATAGTCTTTGCGAACATGAGATATGTCAAACAAAACCTTAGAAAACCCGCGTATTTTTGCTAGGTATTTAATGCCTCCAAGCATAATGGCAAGTTGATTATCCTGCAAGCCTTCGGGTGATTTAGGAACATCCAAACCCTTTCTAGTAAACCACTCAGAGCGAACGTAAAGAAACTCATTGGGAATCATTGATCTCCAATCAATAGAACCATCTACGTTATGCTTGTATTCTATATTTTCCAGCAAACCTAGTTGGTCGCGGGAATATGGGTTTTTTTGTTTTGCTTCTGATTTACTTTTTGGAGCTTTCTTTTTTGCTGGCATGTTGATATGATATAATAAATTGATTAAACAGTCAAGAATTAATTTAAGAGAAATAAAAAAAGGGGATGCTTATAGCACCCCCTTTTGAGTCGCGACTCGTATTCTTACCCGAAAATTATTTTTAGAATGGAATGTCGTCGTCTACATCATCATTTGATGACTCTGGCTGAGATACAGCGTTGTTTGATGCTTTTAGGCTATCAATCCTCCAAGCTGAAAGGCTGACATAATGATTGCCATTATACTCATTGCCTCGCACATTGAAGAATACCTCAACTGACTGACCGTCACTCAAATCATCAAGCTTGTCGCAATTGTCTTTAATAAGCTCAAATTTAACATCTTGAGGATACTTTTCGTCGTTTGTCGTGATGACAAATTCGCGCTTAGAGAAGCCGCTGTCAAATGTAACAGTTTCTCCAATTAGTTTGATTTTACCGTCTAGCTTTAGTTCGTTTTTCATTTGCAAATATTATATAACATAATCCAATCTAAGTCAAGAAAAATATCATCAATATTTTCAAAAGAATTAGATTCATAGTGGCTATTGTATTGTTGATTGTTTTTAAATACTTTTTTTCTACTAGCGATACGACTATTTTTGATAATGTCTTCGCTTATCTTTTCTTTTGAATCACTTATTTTAGATTCTTCATCATAAGGTATCACTTTGTAATCAAAGAACTTAACCCGCTGTTGTTTTAAATTAATTTTATTTGTGCAAATGAGGTGCATATCGATACCTCTCTCGCGAATATTATTAACGAAATGCTCGTCAAATTCATCTGCAACGTAGTTAATTAATTTAATCCTAGAACTATTAAGTAATTCTTTATCAATGGGTTTATTTGTAATTATCGATGCAGGGCTAGCCTCTAGCGATTGAGCAAGGTTGTCTTCATTGTGAAGCATGTCCATGCGTATAAATAAATTAGGGTGCTTAATTTGATATGGAAAATCTGGAACGATCTCGAATTGCTCTATAGTGTATTTAGGTCCTATGTAAGAAACCGAAGGGATTTGTGCTTTAAATTCAGGATCAACAAGGTCGCAAAATTCTTTGGATATCTCGTCAGGCTTAAGTCGGTTGATTGTCTTGGGGTTTTCTTCAAATGAGAAAGATGGCTTCTCACCATTCGGGCGGTGGGTTTCAATTAGCTTTTGATTTTCGGGGTTACCCCAATATGGTCGCACACAAGCAACGTAAGAGTTTGCATAAACAGATAACATCTTTTTGTTGTAGTGACCAGCAAGATGGGCAGGGAAAGAATCAACACCTATAAAGTAATCACAGCGCTTGATAACATAAGCCATTTGGTTTATGGTTGTTTGACCACGTAAATCAATATCACAATTAATTGTTGGATCTTTTTCTAGCCCTATTTGAACTGTTGTTATGCCGTGTTTTTCAAACAGCGGTTGAAGCATCAATTTCACCTCGTTCCAATAATCATAGTCGCGCAAATTATCCTTGGCGGAAGTATGAAACACGACATACTTATCTGATACTACGGGGTAGAATTGTGCGTTAATTTCAGGGTTTTCAATTTTTAAACCCGTAGATAAACTATATCGTTCTAAGAGGTGCATTGCTTATTATAATTTTCAGAGTGAATATCGAACATTATTTTATCGGCATCTCCTTGGTGCAGGTAATCCAGCATCCGTTGAGTTCCGATGTGAGGCAAGAAACATAAGTGGAAGTATCCTTTGTGGTTGCTCGCGCCTTCCATCATCGGTAAGTTTTCCATGGCAGTATGGAAATTTAAAACTTTGTATATGTATGGATTGCCTTTGAGTATCGGTTGGAACTGTTCTTGGGTAGCGAAGTAAATATCTTTGTTGGGATATGTTTTTTTCAGAGAAGGTAATAGTGATGTTGCTATGAATACATCGCCAGCAGATTCTGGCATGACAAACAAAATGCGGTCATCAATTTCTCCATCTAACATATCGGACAATTCTGGTGGGGCAAGGCTATTGTCTTCCTCTTGTTCGACTTCAATTTTTTCAGCTTTGTAAACCTCCCTGAATGTTGTCTTTAACTTCTCTACTGTAACATCGACAGAAAAGCGGTCATCCAGACATTTTCTGCCGTTTTTCAAAAAGTGTTTTTTCATTTCATCATCCATTGTGAAAACTTTATGCAAGTTGGAGGATATGCTCGAAGGTCTTGTTGTCGCTTTAATGAAGTTAGTATGAGGTTCACGATATTCATCCCAATCTAATGGCATTCCGCCATCTTCTTGAGAACACGAATCAAGACCACAAGAATAAGATGTGGCAAGAGTAATTAAGCCAGCCGATTTAGCTTCTTGAATAGGAAGCTCTTGACCACCGCTGGTAAATGGATGGCAATAAACATCCATAATGTTGTAGATTTGGTTGAGTTGGTTCTCGTTTACTCCCTTACCGCTGTTTTTTGTTTTGACGCTTTTCGTTGAACCGCAAACACCGCAATTTTTATCTTCACCAGAATACGGAGCTAGAAAAAACTGACCGCATTTGTGGCACAGGTAGGTAGCTAAGACATCTTTAGGGTTGATCTTTTTTTCGACGATGTATTTTTCGATGTCCCAACCAGCATCTTTTTCTGCCCAATCGGTGTGTAGTAAAAGTTTGGTTTTTAATTGGGGATGACTTTCTTGAAAAAGCCTAAATCCTTCAAGGATGTTTGGGACAGATTTTCTAAGTTGATTTTTGAATACAAAACCAATGACGTAGTCTTCACTTAGATTGTGCTTTTCTCTTAGTGCGTTTCTCTCGATGGTAGGAAGGGGATAATAATCTTTGTAATCTATAGCTCCGTGAATGGTTTCCACACCTTCGTAGCCATTCTCTTCCATAGCTTTTTGAGCAAACGTAGCCCACACCAACATCTTGTCACATACGCCATACATGTGATATGCTTGATCAAGTATAGGTAAACTATCTAAAGTTGTCCACAGAATGGTTTTAACATCTTTCCACCATTTCTTTTTTTCAAATTGAGAGAAAGCCCATATATCTTCAATACCAAGATAGATATCGGGATTTTCTTCTTCAACAATTTTGTCAATCATGTAGTAGCCATAAGAAGCGGCGCGTTCTTTGGCTGGGTCACCTTTTATTTTTTGTAAGACATCTGCCGTGGGGTGAGTTCCATAACTCTTCCAAGGAGTCATAAGGTCATTACCAAACCCAACCCCATTAGCCGCCTCAATAACCTCAAACTCATCGCTGTCATGGAGAGCGAGAAGAATGTTTTTCATATTCTTCCCAAACCCCGTGACAAGACGAGAGTAATTTGAATGAACTAATACTTTGATTTTTTTAGACATTAGAAAGGAGGATCGTTGTTGTCCTCTTCTGGTGCATTTGTATTTGTTCTATTAGCGGGTGCATATGCTTTTTTAGCCCTCTCCCTTACATCTTGTTCACTAGTATTAATTAGAGAATCGGCAATAAATTTCTTTAGAATAACGTTGAGGACTTGAGATTCACCAGAACTAATTGGTAACCTGAATGCATCACTACCGTTCCGCTTAACATTCAAAGACCATGCTGGAGTTTTGTAATTTACGTCTCCGTTTTTTTCTTTGACAGTGCGATTCTGATCCCAAGGGACAAATCGGATGATTGTTGAGTCGTCATTGAATTTATGAAAAGCAACAAACGGAATTCGTGATTTGATCGAAGAAACCATTTCGCCAGCTTCCGCCACACTTAATTTAAAATTAATATCTTTACCTCCACTAAAAGACCCTGTTCTCTTGGCATTATCCCAACCTTTTTGCTGGATCATTGAGATAAAAAGGTTGCTTGCAGAGTGGTCTCCGATTTGAGCAATGTCAACAGTTGCGGCGCAACCAGTGTTTTTAGGGTTTGGTTTATAAATACGATATTTCATGATTTACGTGTAATTTGTTAAGTAACCTATTGTATCATGAACTTCAATAAAATTCAACCTCAACAGTTGCAAATGCCCACTTTTTTTAGTAATAGTGGTGATTTGGCGTTTACAGACTTAACTACTGGTTTCAAAGTTGAGTTGAGCCGATTCTTAACGGGCGATTTTAACATTAGCGGCGACTTAACGATTAATTCTAGGAATATACCTCAAATGTCACCAAGTATTGTGTTCGATAGAGATAGCGGTATGCTTATTGGTGGAACAAACTCAACCATAAGTGGACAAGGTAACTTTGTAGTTAATGGAGACGGCAACTCGATTGGCGGAGAAGATAATACAATATTATTTTCGAAGGAATCTTCTTTTGAACCCTTTTCTTCAAGTAACGTTTTGATTGGTGGCACTGCTGTTACATTTCCAAGTGGTATCACAGGAAGCATGATGTTGGGAGACAACAACGCAAACAGGGAAATAGGCGCAAGTAATACTCTTTATGTTGAGTTTGACAGCGGTCAAAGATTTATTAATAATACAGTTTTTGAGGATAATATTGATGTAAGTGGAAATTCAATATTTAACGGAACCGCAGATTTTGAAAATAATTTTACTGTTAACGCACCCGCAGATTTTAAAGATGATTTTACTGTTAGTGGAGACACGACAATAATCGGCGATATAAACGGATCAGGTAATTTTGATATTACTGGATCAACTTTTGATTTCACTGGATCAGCAATTAGATATAATGGCAAACAAGTGGCGGTAGAAGAAACTGTTGATGAATCTATTAGTTCGGCTGTTGGTTCAGCTACAGGCAATTTATTACCTAGAATAGAAAATTTGGAATCACAAACTGGTTTGTATGTTCAAACGGGTAATTTTGTTATTGGTTCAGATGCTGTTGATATTACTATCGATGGAACAACTATAACAATTTCAGGAGTAGTTTCTTAATCTAAATCAACGCTAATGCCGTTGCGTTCAATTCTCTTGGGTTTGTCTGCCAAGTGTTTTTTACCAATATTTTTTTCGTAATTATCGAAGAATTTGCGCTTCACAGGATCTTCTGTGCCTGTTTTCTCTGATCTCTGTGCTGACATTTCTTCTGCAAGACCCATCATATCTCCGACCGTACCTTTCATGTTTCCAGTCTTATCGATAAAGTCTCGTTTATTGAATGGATCTAGGCTTGATAGAGATTGAATCGAAGCGTTGGGTTTTGTGAAAATACGCTTCCAGTCTACGCCGTCTTCTTGATATACGTGTTCCTCATTCATTGTTTGAATGATTTCTTTAACCTCTTCGGTTTCTGGGTTTTGATATAGGTAGATAGGCATACTATTGAAAGATTACACTTAAAATTTTATCGATACTCTTCTCATAAGTGAACTCGCTTTTCAGTTTTTCACCTTCTTTGTTTGGTTGTTTCGCCATAACGACAGCAGTTTCAAAAGCTGAAAAGATTTTTTCTTCGGAGATTTTGTAATAACTACCTTGGTTGAAAAGAAGTCCTTCATGGAAAAATATGTTGTCGTAGCATGGCTGTTTGTGTTCTGGCTCAACAAGAATACAATTATCTTTTTTAGCCCAATCTTTGTGAGACGAACAGTTTGAGACTATACTCCACTTGCCGAGAGCCGTCGCATTAAAAGCTGGCAGATTCCAACCCTCGCCATTTGAAAGACCCGATAAATCAATGTCAATTGAGTTGGTGAGTTCGTTAACCTCTGAGTTGGTGGTAAGATGTGGTAGAAAATTTATATTACTCCAACTTTGATTCATCAAGCTATACTGCAACATCTCATCCATAGTCTCTTTTGCAAAGAATGGATTATTAACCAAACAAGTAAGTTGGTATTTTGGATTGTTTCCAAAACGCTTTAACCAAGACTGGATGATTAGAGATGTATTTTTGCGCCGTTCAAATTTGCCGACCAAACCAAAATGAGTAACATCGTCCATATACTCCTTATCGGTTTTACAAAAATCAGGATCGAATCCTAGAGGGACGTGAGATACGTTATCACAACCAGCGGATTTAAAAGCATCATAAGCGTCAGAAGAAGAAAAGAAAACATGCTTCTGGGCTTTGACGATATTGATCTCAGCTTCGGTTGGGCTATCAAGTTCGTAAAACGTGTATAAGTATTGTTCCTTTCCTATCCAACGTTCACTGCCATTAATGTGCCAAACTCGAAGTGTCGGCGTGTTGGCATTCAAGTTGGAGTATCTGGATTGACCTGATTTCTTGATATACTCAACAAGTTCATCAGATTTTTTATCATAGGAGGCTAGCTCCGCTTTATCCCCAACAGGGAAAAGGTTTACATCTACGCCTTTTTTGTGAAGCTCTCGCATAAAGTTAAAGCTCACATTACCCAAACTAAGGGAGTTTAGGGGCGCATCAAAATTCAATTGTTTGTTCATTTTTTACTCGGTTTTGGAAAATTTTAAGTGTTTTGTCGTGAATGTTTATACAGCTTTGTGCTGAAAGATCTAAGGTTTTGGCTATTTTCTTCCATGGCGTAAGCTTGTTATTGTTGGTCTCAAAGTATCGCATTTTGAATATTTGTTGCACACGCTTGTCATGATAATTAGTTATCATGTCTTTAATTTTCTCCATGGATTCGTTTTGTAGACAGTCTTCGTCTGGAGTAGGAGAGTTATCGCTCTGACAAAATTCCGTCTCTTCCAGACTTGTCATTATGCTGTGTTTTTGGAATTTAGTTTTCTCCGATAAACATAAGTATTTAGTCGTGTTAGCCAAGAAGGTAGAAAACTTCGACCTTTCTGGATCATACTTCTGAGCGGCTTCATATATAACAGAGTCTTTCTGGTCTATAAAGTCATTCAATTGGTTTTGGTTAAAACTTTTACCGCCATATGCTTTTAGCATATCCATAAAAATACCAGAATGCCTAAAGATTAATTCTTTTAACGCATCTTCATCACAAGCGGTTTCTCTCACTTGTGCGGCTAACTCTTGATCTGTTGATTTAGTTAAGTCCATATACGTATACTATTATGTGCAATATAGTAAAAAAGTCAAGATGAAAAAAAGTGAAGTTTTTGTAGATTTTTTGGACGAGGTTTTTATAATAAGTATCTAAGCGAGACGCTGAAGTTAAAGTCAGGTTAAAGAATTGTGTTTTAATTATTCACTACGTTCATATATAAAACACTGTAAGACACTATATTTATTTCTTTATAAGAAGAAAACTTCGGTGCAAAAATTATATCTACTATTAGGCGAGATTTACCTTGCTTTTTTCTTCGACACGGGTTACATTCGTGTAAACATAAACACAATGATTTTCGAAGAACAAGTATCAAGGAAGCCGAATTATTACCCGTGGGCAGAAGAATTTATTGAAGTCATGCATAATGGCTTTTGGACAGACAAAGAGTTTAGCTTCTCTTCTGATGTTCAAGACTTCAACACCACGATGGACGATCAACAAAGAGAGATTATTATTAGAACTCTTTCTGCCATTGGTCAAATCGAAGTCGCCGTCAAGAAATTTTGGGCGAAACTAGGAGACAACTTACCACACCCATCTCTTACAGATCTGGGCTATGTTATGGCTAACGTAGAGGTAATCCACAATAACGCTTACGAGAGACTACTTAAAGTTCTTGGTCTTGAGGATGTATTTGAAGAAAACCTCAAGCTTGATTTTATCGAGGGGCGGGTTAACTATCTGCGAAAGTATAATCACAGATATTACAAAGACAGCAAGAAGCAGTATGTTTATTCTTTAATACTATTTACTCTTTTTGTTGAGAACGTATCTCTAATGAGCCAGTTTTATATTATCAATTGGTTTTCAAGAAACAAGAATGTCTTAAAAGATACAGAACAGCAGGTTCGTTACACAAGGAACGAGGAGAATATCCACGCTCAGGTTGGTATCAAGATCATCAACACTATTAAAGAAGAGCATCCAGAGCTTTTTGATAAAGAGTTGGAAGATAGAATCATGCATGAAGCGGAACAAGCTTATTTTGCCGAATCTAAAATCATAGACTGGATGGTCAATGGTATTGATGAGCAAGGACTGAGTGCGCCTCTTCTCAAAGAATTCATTAAAGAGCGTATAAACGACTCTTTACAACAAATTTCATTTCCTAAAGCATTTGATGTTGACAATAATATCATTCAAGATACAATGTGGTTCGAAGAGGAGTTAATGGGAAACAATTCAACAGACTTTTTCCATTCTCGACCTGTAGAATATTCAAAAAAATCACAAACATTTGACCTAGACAGCGTATTTGCATGAAAAAATATTATTGGAACAACAACATATCAAAACAAATCTTAGACAGAGGGTATCTTGAAGGCGAAAGCTTACAGGAGAGAATACTCAGTGTCGGGGAATCTTTTCAGAAAGACTTTACATCCCGCGCACCCGATAAACATAAGGAAAAGTTTGGTGATTTATGTCAAAAGTTTGAACATTACATGTCTCTTGGTTTTTACTCGCTTTCTAGCCCTGTCTGGGCTAACTATGGAAGAGTGAGAGGTCTACCTGTTTCTTGTAACGGCGTTTTTGTCCCCGATACAATGGAGGGCATCCTAACGAAACAATCAGAGGTCGGTATCCAAACTAAAAATGGAGCAGGAACTTCTGGTTACTTCGGTGATCTTCGCTCTAGAGGTTCATCTATTAGCACTGGAGGCACTTCTACAGGATCTGTTCATTTTATGGAGTTGTTTGACAAAGTTACTTCTGTAGTTTCCCAAAGCAGTGTCCGACGAGGATCTTTTGCCGCCTATCTGCCTGTTGAACACCCCGACGTAGAAGAGTTTTTGCGCATCAGATCTGACGGTCACCCTATTCAGGACTTATCGTTTGCGGTCACCATCACAGACAAATGGATGGAAGACATGCAAAATGGAGATATTAGCAAGCGTAAAATTTGGGCTAAGATTGTTCAGAAGAAATTTGAGTCTGGATACCCATATCTTTTCTTCCAAGACACGGCAAATAAGAATGCGCCCGATGCTTACAAGGATAAGGATATGAAGATATATGCTTCTAACCTGTGTAATGAAATTTCTCTACCCTCCTCTCCAGAAGAGTCGTTTGTTTGTTGTCTTTCTTCTCTTAATCTGGAGAGGTGGGATGAGATAAAAGAGACCGACGCTGTCGAAACGATGGTTTACTTCCTTGACTCTGTTATGGAAGAATATATTAACAAAACCAAAGATTTGCCATATATGGAAGCTGACCACAGATTTGCTCGTCGTCACAGGGCTTTAGGAATGGGCGTTCTCGGTTGGCATTCTTACCTTCAAAGCAACATGATTGCCTTTGAAAGCATGGAAGCTAAATTAAAAAATTCAGAAATATTTAAAACAATCAGGGAGAAAGCAGACAAAGCGACAAAGGAACTGGCTGATATTTTTGGAGAACCAGAAGTTCTTGAAGGTTATGGTCGTAGAAATACAACCACTATGGCTGTCGCTCCAACAACCACAAGCTCGCTTATATTGGGGCAGGTTTCTCAAGGCATTGAACCCACGGTTAATTACTATACAAAGAACTCAGCCAAGGGTAAATTTACAATTAGAAGCCCACACTTGGAGTCATTATTGGAGTCTAAGGGTAAAAACACGCAAGCTATTTGGAAATCAATATTACATAATGATGGTTCTGTTAAACATTTAGACTTTCTTAGCGATCACGAGAAAGATGTGTTCAAGACTTTCGGTGAAATTTCACAAAAAGAAATTGTAATTCAAGCTTCTCAACGTCAAAAGTATATTGACCAAGGTCAGTCTTTAAATCTCATGATTCACCCCAAGGCTTCACCAAAAGAAGTTAGCGAATTAATGATCCTTGGGTGGGAAATGGGGTTGAAGGGTTTTTACTATCAGCGAAGCATGAATCCTAGTCAAGAACTGGCGAGGTCTATCATGAACTGCTCTTCTTGTGAGGGTTAGTTAATTAAGTGCAAAGTAATTATCTTACTTAAAAATTAGACAATCATCACATTCTATGCTAATATAGTTTGTGATGATTTTTTTTACGTCAGGTATCATTGCGAGCTTCTTTCTGGAGACACCTTAAAGCACTTAACAGATTCTACAACGCCATTTTCTTTTTACGATCCACAAAAAATTTACGCACAACATATAGGATGAAACTTTGGCTAACAGGAATGACTAACGCTGGCAACGGCAATCACTTAAAGGAACTCATTGAGCCTATCAAGAAATACTTTGATGGGATGGTGTGGGTTTATCACACCGATCCCTTTGAACAGTCTAAGAACAAAGACTTGGAAGACGAAGGATATCAATACCTATCTGAGAACTGTGAAGACAATGAGTTAATATGTGTCCCTTGGTGCAATCGAACAGACTTCAGCCGAAACATTGGTCTTTATCACGGTCCAATAAAATACGGCGACTGGTTTATGACAATTGACACTCTAGAGCGTATGCATTTGGATTTTGCCGAACAACTACCTGATCTTGTTAAACGCTTCGATGAAAATCTTATTGATGGAGTATTTTGCCGCAACAAACATTTCCTTTTTAAATTCAACGAGCGCACAGCTTACGTTCAAAACCCTCATAGTGGGGTTTCTGGTATTACTAACAGTCTTGAAATATCTTCACTTCCTTTTTGGAAAGACGAGTATTGGCAAAATGTACGCCACCTTCACCGCGACAAACATGAATTTGTTGACCACAATTTAAAATATTATTTATTCCCCAACACTAACCACCTTATCTTAAAGTGTGAACATGACCGCGATTTTATCAATAGAAGATATACCATTAGAAAAAAGTTTTTTGATGAGTTGGCTAAGATAGAATTAGATATTCAAGATTTTGAAGCTGTAAAAAATTACATCATTACTGGTGATTTGACAGATGTTGTCAAACAATGTATACGCGAAGAGAAATATCTAAATGATGTTTACCGATTCTACAAAGTTGGAGATAAAGATATTGATGATGATTTTGATTTTAATAACTTAGTGCCAGTAGGATGATTTTATCGGATGAACAGAGGATATCCTACTACCTAGGACATCAAAATTTAAACTTCAAAGAAGAACCTTTTGACTTCTCGCCTCACGAATTGTTTGACCATCCATTTTGTGTTAATGCTCGAAATAAACAATGCCTGTCTAGAGCGCACTATGACCCTGACATAATAAAATACGTCAGTCTAAACAACCTAGAAAAGCTTTGGTTTTGCTGTGGAGATAAACCTTATACTGGAGTCAACTACCCTGTTCTAGTTAAAACTCGCGACACTTTCAATAAATTAAGTAAGGGAGTTATTGCTAACTTAAATAGCGGTAGACACTGGAATTTAGATCTTTCTCAAGACATTGACTGGCATGATAAAAAAAACGAAGTTTTCTGGAGGGGCGCGGACACAGGACACAATATTCATTGCAATGACCGCATAGGTTTTGTTTCTAAATACTTTTCAGAACACGATGTTGCATTTTCCGACTATTCTCAAAACTACAAGTCTGCACCATACCTGTATAAAAATGAATGGCTAAAGGGATTTTGCACAAGGCAGGACTTTTTAAAGAGAAAGTTTTTGCCAATTCTCGACGGCAACGATAAGTCCTCTTCTCTTAATTGGATACTAGCTTCTAACTCTGTCCCCATAATGCCCAAGCCTAGATTTCACTCTTGGCTTTGCGAAGATTTCCTAGAAGACGGGGTTCACTATATAGAGGTTCAACCAGACTTCTCTGATCTTAATATTGTTTTAGATTGGTGTCGCGAAAACGACGAAGAATGCGAATCTATTGCAAAAAACGGTGCTAAGTTTATTTCAGAAAACTTTACTAATCAAGAAACAGAAACTCGCATAATTAAATCTTTACTTGAATTTATTCGTTCTGGTTTGTATGATATTAAAAACAAGGGATAATGAAAAAAGTAATAATCACAGGGGTAACAGGTCAAGATGGAAGCCATATGGTTGACTATTTGTTAGCAAATACGGACATCGATATTATTGCTGGCGTCCGCCGACTCTCAGTTAAAAACCATGAGAATATAAAACACTTGGTTAATAACGACCGCTTTAAACTGATTGACCTAGACATTACAGATCAATCCAATGTTGATCGTGTTATCTCGGATGAGAAACCCGATTACTTTATCAACTTTGCGGCAAACTCTTTTGTTGGTGTTAGCTGGGACATGCCAGAAAACCACATGAATACAAACTGCATGGCAGTCCTGTATCAGCTTGAGGCTATTCGCAAGCACTGTCCAGAGTGTAGGTATTACAATGCTGGCTCGTCCGAGGAGTTTGGAGACGTTGCATTCTCTCCGCAAGACGAGACTCACCCTCTGCGACCAAGAAGCCCATACGGAGCTTCTAAGGCTTCCGCAAGGCATCTGGTAAAGGTGTGGCGGGAAAGTTACAATTTATACGCCATCCAAGGATGGTTATTCAATCACGAGGGAACAAGGAGGGGCGAGGAGTTTCTTACTCGCAAAGTGACTAAGGGCGTGGCTAACATTATAAAAGAGATCAGGGAGGGTAAAGAAATCACGCCATTGCAACTTGGTAATCTAGATGCAAAACGAGACTGGTCGGACGCTGAAGATTTCGTTGACGGCATTTGGAAGATGTTACATCAAACAGCAAACTCTTATGAAGATTTAAGTGAATACGTTCTAGCATCTGGTGAGACATATTCCATTCGGGATTTTGTTGAAGCGGCTTTTGGCTTTGCTGGTTTCGGCGCTGAACAGTGTCGTTGGGAGGGTCAAGGTCTGGATCAAAAATACATTCACGGAGATCAGGTGCTTGTAACAATCAATCCAAAATACTATCGACCAGCAGAAGTTTCATTATTGCTGGGTGATCCCACAAGAGCAGAAGAAGAGCTTAAATGGGTTAGAAAAACAGACTTTTATGGTCTTGTCAAAAAAATGCTTAATAAAGACTTATCATGAAAACAATACTAATTTTGCCTTTATTTTTGTTAGTTTCTTGTGCAAGCACTAAATTTTATCAAGATGGAAAGCTGATTGCTAAATTTAATGCAGATATGGATCAAGTTCAGTATATACAAGGCGCTGATGGATCAATAACATGGACAGCAATATCTGTTGATCACTCAACTGCAACCAAGGCGCAGGGCGAAGCCTTTTCTAATAAAACAACGGCTATTGGATCTGCTGTCGCGGCATCAGGAGTGGTTGGTATACTTTTGAGATAAAGTAAACAAACCCCTCTTAACAGAGAACAGGTTTTTAAATTTGCAAAAACATGTTGACAAATTTTTCAATTTGGCACATAATACTTATGTATGCCAAGAGGTCAAAAAGAATGTCCCAAATGCAAGCGGTTGATTGGTGCTAGATCCTCAACCTGCAAGCATTGCGGAGAGGTTATAAAAGCCGCCAAACCCAGAAAAAAAGCGAACCCTTTCTATAGAGAGCGTTTGGCTTTTATTCGTCGAATGCTTGGTGGAGAAAAATCAACTAATTTCCGCCTAGATATAACCATTGCAACAAACATATTTACTTTGTTTGACAATGATATTGATTTCTTGTCAAAGGTTAAACCGCCATTTAAATTCTCTGGCGGCATAACTTACCTACGCTCCAAAGCGGGTAGAGATTATTTAACCAAAAAGCATAGAGAATTTTATTACAATCCAGAAAACAAAGAAATATTTGTGGAAGGTTCGGATAAAATCGGAGAAGATATAGTAAAGCCTAGAATTAGATCAATTAGAAAATTTTTAAATGAGCGTGAAAACTAAAAAACAAGAAAAGACAAAAGTAGATGTTCGTGATTTCGCAAGTGGATTCATGAAGAGTAATAAAGAACACCATTTGAACTTTGAAGAATCCATTGCAGAGGATGACTTCATTTCCAGTGGTTCTATGATTATGGATTCAGAAATTGGCGGCGGATTCCTCGCTGGCTTACTTCGTTTCTGTGGCGGTAATGAGTGCGGTAAAACAAGTGAAGCATTACAAGTTATGTATGAAATGCTTAATACTCAAGAAAATTCAAGAGGTTTATTTATTCAAGCCGAAGGTAGACTTGGTAAAAAAATGAAGGCTCGATCTGGAGTTAAGTTTGTTTATGATATAGCAGAATGGGTTGACGGCACATGTTTTGTTCTACAATCAAACATTTACGATTTTGTTTTTGATTTCATTCGCGGAATAATGTCAAACAACCCAAATAAAACTCGGTTTTGTATGATTATCGACAGCATGGATAGTTTAATCCCGAAAGATGATGCTAAGAAAAGCACAAGTGAGGCTAACAAGGTCGCTGGAGGAGCGTTACTGTCTTCCGATTTTCTTCGTCGTGTTAGCTTGGGTATGGGTAAGTTCGGTCATCTTTGCATCTTGATTTCTCAAGTCCGTTCGACCATTAAGGGTCAATACGAAAGCCTTGATCCGAACAGCACTACCAGTGCTTCAGGCGCTCATGCTCTATCTCATTACCCTAATTGGGTTTTTGAATTTGAGCGTCAGTTCCAAAAAGATAAAATTCTTGAGAAACCAGATCAACAAATGAGCGACACCAATAAAGGTATTGGACATTACGTTAAAGCGAGAGTAAGAAAGTCTGACAATGAAACCACGGGTCGCTTAATTAAGTATCCAATAAAATATGGACGTAATGGAGGCAAGAGTGTCTGGATTGAGCGTGAGATTGTAGACCTACTTCTTTCTTGGGGTTTCTTTTCTAAGAGCGGATCTTGGTTTGCTGTTGAAGAAGAGCTTTCTGAATACATTAAATCGGGCGGCTTTGAATTTCCAGATAAGATTCAAGGAATGAATAAGATATATACCATCCTAGAGGATAGTGAAAAATTGACTTTGCATTTGCGCAAGTTTGTTGAAAAAAATATCTTAAGTGCATGATTTTTTACACATCATACGGTGCTAAAAAAAAGCTACCTAGCTCTCATAAATATAAAATTGATTGGGAGTTGGGTAGCAGAAGCAAGCTACAGAAGAGTGTAAAAGATTTATTACAACCTCATTGGTTTTGTGACATGGTCTTCGAGGAACTGCCTGTTGTTGGCACTAGAATGACTATAGATTTTTATAATGCTTCTAGGAAGATTGCTCTTGAAGTTGACGGAGAGCAACATTATAAATACAACAAACATTTTCATGGTAAATCCAAGCAAAATTATTTAAAGCAACTGTGCAGGGATAACGAGAAAGAAGTTTATTGTGAAAAAAACAACATCACCATGATTAGAGTCTTGCAATGTGATTCAATATCGACAGAATTACTTAAAGAATTAGGAGCAATATGACAGGAGAAATAATAGAAGAAGAAGAACTCAAAATACCAGTTTCAATCATAAGCAAACTTTATGATTCAACAGGCTCTGAAGATGGGGCGAACAAAGGTTATTTTTTATTTTATATAAATGAAGATGGTCAACCGACTTTGACAAGCAGAATGTCTAATGCATGTGTTAAAATAGCTTTAGAAAAAACAATACAAATATACTCCGAACAAACAGCAGAATGATTTACTCCTTTGACATAGAAAAGAAAGTCCTAAGTGGATTACTACAGCATCAGCACAAGTGGGAAGAAATAGCCTCACTTATTACAGATGATGACTTTTATAGTGAAGACTCTAAAGTTAACATCTCTATATTCAAGTTGATCCGAGCATCTCTCAATAAAGGTGAGGCAATTGACGATACGATTCTCATTGAGAAAATGAAAGGTCTAAGCGTTAGTTTTCCAGACAATATTGAAATTAGTGAATTCATTCACTCTCTCGCTTACTTTAAAATAACAGAAGATGTATTTCTAACCTGTGTTGCAGAACTCAAGAAAAAGTCGCTCTGCCGAACAATTTACGACTCATGTTCTAAAACAGCAAAGTTTGTGAAAAAGGTAGACCCTACAATGGGCTATCAAGATATTCTTGATAAAGCCGATAATATCTACAACAAAGATCTTCAAAACTTTGAAGCGGGTAACTCTAATGTTGTTGATCTTTTTGAAATCATGGAAGACATGATTGAGGAGCGCGGAAACAACCCTCAAGAAGAATTTGGCTTAACAGGTCCACATAGGCGTATCAATGAAATTTATGGACCTATTTTGCGAGCAGGTAACATTACTGTTATTGTAGCTAGATCTGGTCAAGGTAAGACCAGTTTAGCTTTAGACTATTGCACCCGAACAGGTGCGGAGCATGGAGTTCCAGTGGTTCATTTCGATAATGGGGAAATGAGCGAAGAGGAACTTATTATGCGCCAATGTTCTGCAATGAGTGGTGTCCCTATGTGGCTTCTTGAGACTGGAAAATGGCGAACTACTGGTTATAACAACTGGAGTGCAGAAGATGTTGTCAGAAAGGTTCGTGAAACATTCAAAAAAATCAAAGAAGGTCATGGCATGAAGCTTTATTATGTGAATGTTGCTGGAATGGATGCTGACGAAATGTGTTCTCAACTCAAGCGTATTTATTATTCTAAGATCGGTCGAGGTAACGAGATGATCTTCAGTTTCGACTACATCAAGACAGATTTTGCCAACATGGGTAAAAATGATGGTTGGGCGCAAGTGGCTTATATGGTTCACAAGTTCAAGCAAACTATTCATCGTGACCTGTGTTTTGACGGCGAGCCTTGTGTGTCAATGCTTACATCTGTTCAATCAAACCGACTTGGCATAACAACCAACCGTGGCGTAGAGAGTATTGTCGATGACGAAAGTGTTGTCTCTCTGTCTGATGCAATTACTCATTTTTGTTCTTGGCTTTTCCTTTTAAGACAGAAGGTTGTAGATGAAATCACTGAGGATGGAGAGCAATTTGGGACTCATAAGCTTGTTCCTTTGAAGGCTCGACATTTAGGTAAGGATGCTTTGCGTCACATAAATCCTGTAAATATGCCAGACGGGACAAGTAAACGTAATTTCATCAACCTTAAAATTAACAACTTCGCGGTTGAGGAATGTGGAGATCTACAAGATATAGCTAATTTCCGCAATGGCGTATCTCTTGAACCAAACTCAACCACTCCAGAAGAGGACACAAGTCTACCAGAAATACTGCGCGGCGATGCATAACATACAAGAAATACTTCAAAACCTTGGATACAAACTCAAAGACTGTGGCGCTTATTGGCAGACAAACGCTCTTTATAGAGGGGGAGACAATCCAACAGCACTTCAAATCTACAAAGATAGTGGAGTATGGAAGGACTTTGTTGAAGACACAATGTATTTACCCATCGATGCTCTAATAGAACAAACTATAGGCTGTAAAGATTCTGTTGAAGTTAAGAAGTATTTAAGCAACGCGAGGAATTTAATCAATAAAACTCATCAACCCAAGAAACATCTTTTGAACGAAGAAAAAAGCTATTCAATCACTTGCTTGCAAAAACTTTTGCCGCAATATGATTTATACCAAAAAATAAATCCAAAGATATCAGAAAAAACTCTTAAAATATTTAAGAGTGGGCTGGCTACTTCTGGAAAAATGTATCGTCGGTTTGTATTCCCCATCGTTAGATCTGATGGAAGGGTTCATGGATTTTCTGGTCGAAAGGCTGTGGACTTTGATGCCCCAAAATGGATTCATATGGGTAAGAAAAACACTTGGTTTTATCCTTACCATCTTGATAGATCTATTCCATCTTCTATAGAATCAAGTAAGTCAGTTCATATTGTAGAATCTATTGGCGATTGCCTTTCTTTATATCAAGAGGGGATTCACAACAGCCTTGTTTCTTTTGGCGTTAGCCTATCTCCTAAATTTGTTTCTCGTCTATCAACACTTGGGTTAGAGAGGATTTACATTTCTTTTAACAACGACTTTGATAGCGAAAAGAATGCGGGATTTGAAGGTGCTATAAAATCTATTTTCAAACTTCTTGAGTCTGTAGATTTTGAAATGATTTTCTTTGTCCCCCCTCACGAAAATGATTTTGGAGAAATGAGTTCGGAGGATATAAAATTATACAAGACTAGGTGTGAATCTCATGATCACAAGTCCTCTTGTGAGGCTGTAATATCAATTGCTCAAAATATGCACAATGCCTATGCTAAGAAGCGGCAGGGTGGAAACAAGGCTTTTGCCAAGAGTTTGGCTAAGTTCAAAAAACTATATAAATTTCATTATGACTAAAGTTACAGTAGGTATCGCAGGGATCTCGTTTGCTCTGGAAAGCAACCCCGACTTAAAATACGAAAAGATAGAAGAAGGATCTTCAATGGAGCTAATTGCAGAGCCAACTAATAGTTTTGACAGCAAGGCTATACGTTTAGAATACAAGGGTCTAAAGTTAGGTTATGTTCCTAGAAAAAAAGAGGGGGTATCTTTTGTCATTCAGTCATGGTGTCATGAAAATTTTAACTCTGTTACCGCTAAAGTAGAGCAAGTCTGGTATAAGAAAGATGGTGTCGTTGATTCAGAACATTCTGAAGGATCTGAGATAATCGGTGTTGATGTGTGTTTTAACATACCAAAAGAAGCCTATCCATCAACAGATGTAATTATTACAAAACATTCTTTTTCTGAGCCTAATGTGATTGTTGATTTTAATGATACTCAGCATATTTACAATATGCGTTGTGAAAACGGCGAGTATAAAGTGCTTCAGGGAGGCACTACATTCATTAAACGATTTTTTAAACCATTTGATGCAGAAAGAATATCTCGTCAATGCTCTCGGTATTGGGGAGTCCCTGCTGAAGAAATATCAGAAATGTGGAACTCTAACGGCATGGTCGCCGCTGGATTTGGAACAGTTGTTCACGCCGCTTTGGAACATTATATCAACTTTGAAAAATCTGGTAAAATCATAACCGATGCTCGTAAGAAATCAGGCAAGGGCAATAACGAAAATTACGCCATGCCTAAGCATCCTTTTTTAAAGCAAACAATTAAATCTTTGCGTAGGATTACAAACAAGCTCGACAAAGAACATAACGCGGAAGAAATTGTTGCGGAAGCACTTATCACAGACTCTGCTACGGGCTGGGGCGGTTTGGTAGATCGACTCTGTGTCATAGACTCGAAGAAAAAAATAGCTAGAATTCAAGATTATAAAGTTAACATCAATGCTGAAGTTATTGAGTCTCATAGCAAACCGCTACCTCCGTTTAATAATATGCCAGCCAACAAGCTGACTAAATATGCTCTTCAGATGAGTTTTTATGGAGGGCTTCTGCAAAAGCATGGTTGGACTATTGATGGGTTGGATGTTTTTATATTTGAAGACAAGTGGGTTCACCATGAACTTCCTATAGTGGATTTTTCGGTATTAAAAAATAAAAAAAAAGAACTAAAGCAGGGTAACTTACTCTAGCTTTACATTGTGCTAATTTTATAATTAGTTTTCTGTCTTGACTTGTTTGTCATTATATCCTATATTCTCGTTCATAGGATATTATTATGTTACCTTTGTTTAAAACCCAGTTCAGTGTCGGCAAATCGATATTAACTATCGACCATATTCTTGAATTAGCTAAAGAAGCTGATCTTGATCAGCTTTGTGTTGTTGAGGACAACTTTTATGGCTTTCGCGAACTTAATCAAAAATGCCTTGAACAAGAAATCAAACTTGTTTTCGGCATCAGACTGCCCGTTATTTCTGATTCTTTTGATGAAAACGAGCGTTTTAGCAAGCTGGTTTTTTTTGCTAAAAACAACCAAGGTTTGCGAGACATAAAAAATCTTTATACAAACACCTATACAAGTGAATCGAGTGTCTTGGCGTTCTCTGAAACAAAAGACAAACTACAGAACATTAGAGTCGGTGTCCCATTCTACGATTCCTTCGTCTACAACAATGTTTTTCATTTTGGGATGAGTAATATCGACTTGGATGGCGTTGATCATTTTTATATGGTTGAGGATAATAACCACCCGTTTGATTTTCAAATTAATCGCACACTTGAAAAATTAAAAATCAACAATAAAACTTTAGTCAAAACCATTTGCTACGAAAACAGAGAAGACTTCAAAGCGTTTCAAATGCTTCGCGCCGTTTGCTCCCGCTCTCAAGGCAAAAGCCCAACCTTTGGCAACCCTAACCTAAACCATTTTTGCTCTCAAGAATTTTGTTGGCAAAGCTGGAAAGAACAATCCAATGCTTAAATACGACCAAAAATATATTGTCTTTGACACAGAAACAGAAGGTTTGAATCTTTGTTATTCTCGACCTTGGCAGATTTCATGGGTGGAGGCTCAAGGTAAAAAAATAATCTCTGAACACGATCTTTATGTTGATTATGACGACTTAAATCTTTCTCCGATGATTAAAAAGATGACTGGCTTTAGTGACGCAAAATACAACAGGGAGAAACAACCCTTGGCTGATGTATGGGAAGCCTTGAAAAAATATCTTTTAAATCCCGAATACATAGTGGTTGGTCAAAACCTGTTGGGGTTTGATGTTTATATGGTCGCGATTATGCAGAACATGTTGGGGGAGACTCCAGACTATAGCTACTTGGATCGTATTTACGACACACGCGCTTTGGGTAGGGCATACCGAGAAGACATTCGGAAACCAAGCTCAGACTTCTTAGCGTGGCAATATAAGCTCATGCATCAGCGCGGAGCAAGGGGAAAGAGTGTTAGTCAGTTGCAGTTACTGAAGCTGTTTGGCATTGACTTTAATGAAAAGTTGTTGCATAATTCTCTCTACGACACAAAGATGTGCTTCGAGGTGTTTTTAAAATTGAAGAAAGCATTAGAACTATAGTGAGCATTCAATGATCATTTGCCTTAGACAAAGAAATAGAGATAACCAATAAAAAATTCAGAATTACCCAAATAATGTTTAAAGACTTTACTATTTATGATTGCGTAGAACCAGCGGGTGTTGAGCTTCCTCAGACCCCTGTAGATGAATCCGTTCTTGAAAAACTAGAACTTAAAAAGGGTAGTTCAAATTACGAAATTGTTCGCAAGCTTTGTTATCAAGGTATGGTTGCAAAGGGTCTAGAAAAAGAGAAAAACTATATTGATCGCGTTAAGTTTGAATTAAACACTCTTAATACGCTTGGGTTCATTGATTATATTTTATTGAATTGGGATGTGATTAACTTCTGTCATGATAACGACATCCCTGTTGGTGGAGGTCGCGGAAGTGCGGCGGGTTCTCTTGTCTTATTTCTTTTGGGTGTAACAGACATTGATCCAATTCCACATGGTTTATTTTTTGAGAGATTTGTTTCCAAGAGTCGAGCGCGTAAAGTGACAGACAGTAACGGCAAAGAGTTTCTTGTTGGTAGTGTTCTTCCAGATATCGATAATGATATTTCTTATGAGAAGCGAGGGAAGGTAATCGAATATATTGAAAAAACTCATGCTGGTCGCACCGCTAAAATTCTAACCTTCAATACCTTTAGTTCTAAGCTTTGTATTCGCGAGGCGACAAAATATTTTGATGAAGCTAAAGAAGACGAAGCTAAAAATGTTAGTGACTTAATACCTAAGTTGCACGGTCAAGTTTTATCCCTAAAGAACGCTAGGGAAGAAAGCGAGAAATTTGATGAGTGGTGTTCTTCTCATAGAACAACTATTGAAAACGCCATAGCTATAGAAAACCTAATAAAAAACACAGGTGTTCACCCATCTGGTATTGCAATTTGCAGTCAGAATATTGAAGATGTAGTTCCTCTACAGCTAACGAAAGATGGCGACTTGGTTACAGGCTACAATATGCATGACGTTGCTGATCTTATGGTTAAGTTTGATATACTTGGCTTGAGAACTCTAACAATTGCTCACAAAACATGTCAGAAGCTTGGTATAAAATTAGAAGATATTGACCCTAACGACTTTAATATTTACAGGGTTTTGCAGGATTTCAATCACCCAGTGGGTCTGTTCCAGATTTCTGCTGATACCAACTTTCAAGTTTGCCAAGATGTTAAACCAATTGACCTGAATGAACTATCTGACGTTGTAGCTCTTGCTCGCCCGTCCAGCCTTCAATTTGTTGACGATTACATTAGGCAGAAAAGATCTCCCGAAGAGTTGGGTATTGACCCCGTCATGGATGAACTTCTTCGTGAAAGTAAAAATGTATTTTTATATCAAGAAACTTTGATGCAATGTATTTCTCAAGTTTTTGGTTTTTCTCTACAAGATGCTGATGATGTTCGCAGGATTGTTGGTAAGAAAATGGTTGAAAAAATGCAACCTTGGAAAGAGAAAATTTACAATGCCGCTCAAGAAAAGGGTATGGAAGAAAGAGTTGCTGATTTCTTCTGGTCAGCGTTGGAAGCCGCCGCGCACTATTCATTCAATAAATCTCACAGTTTCGCGTATGCGACCCTAGCGGCTAAGACTGTGTATCTTAAGTTCAACCACCCACAAGAGTTCTTCTTGAGCGTGTTGGAGTCAGCAGAGTTTGAACCAGATCCCCTGCAAACTATTTCTTCAGTGAATCAAGAATTACCAGATTTTGGCATCAAACTTCTACCCCCCGATCTTTTTAAGTCAGGTTTAAACTTCCAGATTGAGGGAGACGACATTCGATACGGCTTGAATAGTATTAAAGGTATTTCTCTGCGTTCTTTAAAGAGTCTTGTTTCATTCCGTGGCAATTCTTTTGACAACAAGTATCACGCATTTGTTGCGGCTAAAGAATGCGGAATCAACATTTCTGTTCTCGCCGCTCTGATTCAAGCTGGAACGATGGACAGTAATACCGACAACAGAATTCGTCTAGTTCTTGAGGCTCAATCATTTAACCTTCTAACAGACAGGGAGAAGAGAAATCTAGATAAGTTGGGAAATAAGTATAATTTTGATGTATTGGATTCTATTGCTGATATCGTTGATAAGCAAGTTTTGGGTGATGACAATCGCCCGATTATGAAGCCAAGTCGATTTGAGACGTTCAAAAAGAAGTTTGATAACTATCGAAGCATTTATAACGAAAACAAAAAACATCACAAATTTACTTATTGGTGGTATGAAAATTCCCTTCTTGGCTACAGCTACTCTTTTGGTCTAACAGATTGCTTTAGTGACGAGTATGGTATGTTGACAAACCTAAAAGAATCCAACAGTTTATCTCAGGGTTCTAGCTTTAAATGTGTTTGTCAGGTGAAAGATTGCTTTACAAGAACTTCAAGGAATGGTAATAAGTATATGATGATTTTTGGTAGTGACAATACTAGTGATCATAAATTCTTATTAATGGATAATCGCAACTCTGAAAACCTAACAGAATTCATAGAAGACAATCAAGACAAGCCCTTAAAGAAGGAGGATATAATTGTTGTTTTTGGCAGAAGAAGTGATAGTAATACATCATTCGCTGAAAATATAAAAATAATAAATTCTTCCGTCCTCATGAAACTTGGAGACCTTAAAAAACATGGAACTTAAAAACTACCTACAACAGACAATCGGCATTTTTAACAAAAGCAAAGAAGCCGCCAAAAAACTTTCTTTCAAAAGCGTAGATATAGAACTATTTTCGGCTATATTCTTCTCTAATTTTAATCTTGGTTGTGCAACGATTGTTGGAGATTCTGATCTCATGAAGGAATTGTCGAAGACTTCGTTTTTAAATCTTGAGCGCAAAAAACAATACAAGGATTATGATAAAGAGATTAAGTTCACCCCAAAACTAAAAAAGTTTTTGGCGCACTGTGAAGATATTTCTTTTAATATTTTCAACCTCGATTACGTCGCTCCAGAGGTTATCTTCCTTGGTTTTTTAGATTACAATTTCTCCACCCCCGCAATCAAAAGTTTCTTTTTTGAAGGTGGTTTGCACAATGATACTGCTGAAGATTTAATTTACAGGACAACAGCGTATTTGAAAGACGAAGATACAGAATTATTTTCACCAAAACCGTTTCTTGAGGATACGGAACTCCAAGAACAGCCCGAACAGCTTCAAGTTCTTGACATGTTTAACGACAATGATGTTTTGTCGCAGTTTGCTGAGAATTTAAACATAAAGGCTGTAAGCGGTGATTTTGACGCTGTTATTGATTTCGACGGAAAGATAGAAGAGCTTGCTACCATTCTATGCAGGAAAAAGAAACCTAATGCTATTTTGGTCGGACCTGCTGGATGTGGAAAAACTAGTGTGGTTGAGGGTCTTGCATCTTCTATTGTTAATGGAAAAGCCCCAGAGTTACTTTCTAACAAGGTTATTTATTCTTTGAGTCTTTCTAGTATGGTTGCTGGCACACAGTATCGTGGTCAGTTTGAAGAACGTCTAGAGAACTTTGTGAATGAAATGAAGAAGTATGACAACCTCATTCTCTTTATTGATGAAATACATACTCTTGTTGGTGCGGGAGGATCTCAAGAAAACTCTCTTGAAGCTTCTAACATACTTAAGCCAGAATTAGCTCGTGGAACTATTAGTTGCATTGGGGCTACCACAATTAATGAATATACTCAGACTATCAAGAAAGACAGTGCTTTGGATCGTCGATTTGAGCGTGTTACAATTAGAGAGCCTTCCAAGTTTCAAATGAATAAAATCCTGCCATCTCTTGTTGAGTTTTACGAGGAATTTCACAATGTTAAATATTCAAAATCTTTTTTGGGCAACGTTATCGAATACTGCGAAAGATTTATGCCTAATAAATGTTATCCAGACAAAGCCGTGGATGTTATCGACCATTGCGGCGCTCAGGCTAAGGTTGAATTTTGGAGTATGGATGGTGATATCAAAACACTTAAGAACCAAATCATTCAAGAAGATGGCGACAGCACAGAAGATCTTTTTGCAGAGTTTGAGTCCAAGTTCTCTGATTGGGTGGCTGACAAACAAAAAGAACCCGCTCAAGTAACACTTAAACAATTAAAATCGTTTTTCGACAAGAAAGAAAACCCGCTAAACAAGAAGCATGTTATAGAATCTTTTTTCGATCACGCTAGATCTAATTTTGTGGGCAATAGAAAGCAAATCAAAAAACTAGAAAAGTCAATTAAGCTATCAAACTTGGGTTTTGAAAACTCTTCTGGAGGTATTCCAATTTTCTGCCTTAATGGGTTTAAACATAGCGGTAAGACAATGTTCACTAAACTGTTGCAAGAGTCTCTGGAAATGAGTGGCGCGACCGTGTTATCTTACAATGGTGTTCATTTCTCAGATCATTATGCTAACTACAAGATAGTCCCACAAATCCATAACAACACATCACTTTGTGAAAAGGTTTTGATTGAGCCAAACTGCGTAATTATTATTGATGACTTCCATAAAATGAACGAGTCAACCCATTCATTGTTTACGGAGATATTTAAAGAAGGTAAAATATACATGAACTCTGGTGACGTAGCAGACTTCTCAAACTGTAAATTTTTCATAACAGGAGACACTCTGGAGGAAAAAAGCATGGGTTTTGCTGGGGGGCAGTCTCCACCCAAGTCTAAAATCCGCCTCCACTTGTCTAAATACTTCTCAAGCAATATTTTTCTTGAAGAACTTACAGAGCGCGACTTGCGTAGAGTCCTGTGGAGCAAATTAAAAAACATGAGCGACATTCTTTCAATGAATAATATCAAGCTCATATATGATTTTAAATTTATTAAAAACTTTGTTCAAGGTGTTGATTTCAAAAACAACGCTTTACAATCTCTTAACGATGAATTTGACCAAAAAATCAAACAGGCTGTGGCAAAAGAATCTCTCAGTGGAGAGAGCGAAATTCATCTAAAAAAACTATCAACAAAAAAGTTAAAATAAATCAAAACAATTGTTGACTTTTAATTCAAAAACAGCTATCATACAAGCATGAAGCAACTAAATAGAAAACAAAGATCGGCGTTAAATTCGATCCGAAAGTCAGGGGGTCGATTCTTCGGTCTATACACAACTCAAGGAGGTGTTATCAATGCTCAGTTTACCTCTGAGAGTCCTTTCTACATTGTTGTCCACGACCGCAATAGTGGACGCAGTCTCAAGCTGGCTAAGTCGAGCATTGAAAAAGTAACCCTTGGCTAAAACTTAATATAGTTGGGGGCGTAAGCCCCCAACTTTAACTTGTTATGAGCGGCAAAAAAGCAAAAGAAATTCGCAGAGTGTTGCAGTATGATAAAAACAACTGTAACAGCATCCAGCGCAGAACCTACAATGTATTCAAAAAACATTATACATCTACACCATCAAATTATAAAGCAAGACTTATTGAAACCTTGAAAAACAAATATTAATATGAGCAAATCAAATTGGAAAGAAAGAGAGTGCGGAAGTCTTTGGCGCAACGATGATGGAAACAAACAGTATTACTCTGGTTTTATTGAGGTTGACGGAAAACGTCAAAGGATAGTAATTTTCAGAAATGGGTTCAAGACAGACAATTCTTCTAAAGAGGCTGACTTGCGAATCTATATCAATAAAGAAGTAGATTCAAGTGCAAAACAAAAAGTAAATTAATTATGAGTGATTCAAAAAATAACACAGATAGCGGCGAGGACAAAAAACTCTTGTCGGCACTTCATGCAAAAGTAATGGAGGACATTTCTTTTCAAGAAGCTGTCCATATCGTCTCAAGTGTAGTCATGGGAAAAATTGTTGATGAAGTGTCTGAGATGTCGGAAGATCAAAAGTCTGAAACTTATAAAGACCTTGGTTTAAATTAAGTGTAAGCATTTGTATATGGACGTTGATTTCTCGTTAGAAGCCAGACAATTTTTAGAGGCGCACCCCAAAGAAAAACTTGAGGGTCTAAGTCTTGATGAGCGCGTGTCTAAACTTTTAGAAGCCAAGGCTAGGTTGCATAATGAACATTTTGATAAAAAAATAAGTTCAGAACAGTTGGAGACTGTTTTTAATAGAGGTCAAGCTGTTACAGATTGGGTGTATTGCGCAAGTAAAAGCAACATGCAGTGGTCGTTTGCCCGTGTCAACAAATTCATATACATGCATCAAGATAAAAAAGTAGGCAAGTCTTACAGATGCGCTGACAGGGATATAGCAGAGGGTGAGTTAGAATACGAAACTGAAATGGCGGGTCAAGGCTACCATGATTATACTGATTTAGATTTTGCTGTTGCTCGTTTGGATTTAAAAAATATTCAAGTATCTGAAGATGAGTCAAACCGTAAAATAAAAGGTTTGCTGGGAATGAAGTTTGTCCAAGAAGATTAAGTTTGGATTTTCTATGTTTTAACCTCATAATAAGTTATGAGAGTTTTGGTAACAGGTAGCGAAGGTTTTATTGGTAAAAATTTATGCGAATTTTTAGCAAAACGCGGTATTGATGTAGAAGGTTGTGATTTAAAAAATGGTAGCAGGTTCAACCCAAACCTAAATGGTTTTGATGCGGTTATCCACTTAGCGGCAAACTCGTCAACCACCGAAACAAATATAGCTAAAATAATAAAAGAGAACTTTGAATTCTCTAAGGTTATATACAATCTTTGTTCTTCGAATAACATAAAATTTCAGTATTCTAGCAGTGCTAGTGTTTACGGGAACAGTAAGACCTTTCAAGAAGACCAGTTTTGTTCTCCGCTTAACCCTTACGGATTCAGCAAGTATATGTTTGATTGCTGGCTTTTAAATTCAACACATCCGTATCAGGGTCTACGTTATTTTAATGTTTATGGAAAACACGAAGAACACAAGGGCGATCAAGCTAGCCCAATCCACAAATTTTCACAGCAAGCTCAAAAAAACGGCAAAATAAAAGTTTTTAAAAACAGCGAAAAGATGAAAAGAGATTTTGTTTGTGTCGAAGATGTTTGTGAGGCTCATTACAGGCTACTGCATTCTGATGCTAGTGGGGTTTTCAATGTCGGCACGGGTTCAAATATATCTTTTCTTGATGTAGCTAATATTTTTTGCGATAAGTATGGGGCTACAATTGAAACAATTAAAATGCCTAAACAGCTAAAACAACACTATCAATATAAAACAAAATCCGACAATACTAGACTAATAGATGCTATTGGAGATATTGAATGGAGGTCAGTAGAAGAGTATGTGAAAAAAATATGACATAATAGATACAATATAAGTGTAAAAATGTTCATAATGGACTTTAAACTTTTGTTACGAGAATTTCTTTGTGAGGGTGGGTGGCTTGTTCCTGTTGTCGGAGCTTTTGGTATGCTAGCCAGAATTATGATCGACCCCAACAAGCATTCTCTTTTCTCTCTCTTTAGAAAAATCTTCAGTGCGGCTATATCCAGTGGTATTGCTTGGTTTATTTTAAACGGCGCTCCTTTCTCTGATTTTACAAAAGCTATATGTTATGGTGTGATTGGTGTTGTTAGTCCAGAAATCATTCAAGGTTTAATCGCTCTTGCTAAAAAATTTGAAAAAAACCCTTCTAAGTTTATAAAAAAATGAGTTTATTTTCGTGGATAAAAAATCTTTTCTCTAAAAAACAAAAAAGGGAGGTAAAAGATATATATATTCTTTCCGAAAAATCACTAAAACTCATTCTTCAATATGAGGTTGGGAATAAAGGTTATTATAATCGTTTTTTAGACCATCCAACTTACCCACAGGCTTCCAGCGGTGTCACAATTGGCATCGGCTATGATTTAGGTTACAATTCAGCCGAAACTGTCAAAAAAGACTGGAAGAACTTCCTTTCTAAAAATGATTTAAAACGAATTACTTCTGTTGTTGGTTACAGAGGTGGTGTTGCCGAGTCACACGCGAAACGTATATCGGATATAACGATACCTTGGGATTCTGCTGTTCAGGTTTTCCAAGAAACAACTGTTCCAAAATTTATAAATTACACACTCAAAGCTTTCCCACAATGCGAGGATCTTCATCCTGATGCTTTTGGAGCGCTTGTTTCTATTGTTTTTAATAGAGGTGCTTCCATGAAGGGTTCTAGACGCTCTGAAATGCGCAATATTCGCTCTCTTGTCCTACAAAAAGACTACAAGTCTATCGCTCGTGAAATACGCTCCATGAAGCGTATATGGCGAGGAAAAGGCTTAGATGGCTTACTCAAGCGTCGAGAAGCTGAAGCGATATTAGTTGAATCTTGTATTTGACATTTGCTTAAAATTGTTTTATTATAATTAACATGATACACGATTTTTTTAACCTGCGTAAAATCACCAGAGATGATATTTTGCGCTATGTTTTGCGCAATACTAATTTTTGCCCTATCGAGCAACAAATCGATCCACTTTATTTTGAGGTCTTTGAGGAATGTATTTTAAATTCCCATACAAAAGAAATCATAGATCAAGATCAGGAGTTTGTTTTCTTTCAAAAAGAGCTTTCTAAATTAAGACGTTTAGCCCCTAATATGAAAAAGTCTGAAATTCTTTCCTTGTGTGAAGAACTAGAAAGCTTCGCGCCGAAAACAATTAAAGTTTAAATAATACTTTTTGTAAGTTGATTGTTAAAATTAGATTTTTTATCTATATTGATATATAATGGGTATGGCAAAAAAACCAATATTCAGTAAGGTTGAACAGCATGACAAAGCATGGGGTCGTGAGCTTTGGATGGTTAACAATGAGAAGTATTGCGGCAAAATACTTGAGTTTAATCAAGGCTCTTCTTTTTCCATGCACTATCATATCAAAAAGGAGGAAACTTGGATGGTCGTTCAGGGAGTATTTGAAATGGAATATTTTGATCTTAAGTCGGCTGATATTTCAAAAACCATTTTAAATGTGGGTGACACAGTTCATTTAGAGCCTAGCATCCCTCATAAACTAACCTGTGTTGAATGTGAGAGTGGTAAAGGCATGATATTTGAGGTTAGCACACAACATTTTAATGAAGATTCCTATCGAATTGGCAAGGGTGATTCTCAAAAATGAATATTTTAGTTATAGGAGAATCTTGTAAAGATGTTTTTGTTTATGGGTCTATTGATAGAATTTGCCCAGAAGCCCCCGTTCCTGTTTTTGTCCCCAATCGGCAAACGGCGCACCTAGGCATGGCTGGAAATGTCACACTTAACATTTGTGCTATTTCAGGACTCAGAAAAGATAGCGATACTGAATGCCATTTGCATTCAAACCTAACTAAAGGTCACAAGACTCGCTTTGTTGACGAATCGTCTAATCAAATGCTTATGCGTATTGATACAGACTCTTACGATGAAAATCATGTGCGCAATAAATTTAAAAACATTAAAAGTATTGATTTTTCTATTTATGATGCTGTCGTTGTTTCTGATTACAACAAGGGTTTTTTGAGTTATGATGATATAAACTATATCGCTGACAAAACGCGGGAATCTAGCAACGCTAAATTATTTATAGATACAAAAAAACATCCTCGCAGTTCTTCTGATTTTTCTGGTTTCGATTTTATAAAAATTAATGAGAAGGAGTTTACTGAAAACGGTTTCAGTGAATTATATGAAGACTATGAATCTCAATTAATTATCACCAAAGGCTCTAAAGGATGTAGCTACAAAAACAAAGACTATCCATGTCAAGCTACTCAGGTTTTCGATGTTTCTGGCGCGGGGGACACTTTCTTGGCGGCTTTTGTTTATGAATACATGAAAACGTTAGATGTAGAAAAAGCTCTTGACTTTTCTCAAAAATGCTGTAGTGTCGTTGTAGCCAAAAAAGGAGTATGCACAGTTTGAAACACAATAAGATACTAGCTTACGAAGATTTAACAAAAGAAGTTAAACAAATCCACGACATGAGAGGATTTGGGATCTGCCCTCCCCTCGCTTTAACAAACGGTTGTTTTGATTTGTTTCATGCTGGTCACGCCCGATTATTAAATTCGATCAAATCATCTATTATTGGCGGCAAATTGATTGTGGGTATCAATAGCGATGAAAGCGTCAAATGTCTCAAGGGTGACAGCCGCCCGATTATTCCCGCCGACCAAAGGGCTTACATCATAGCTAGCCTATCTTGCGTTGATTATGTGTTTATTTTTCCAGAAACAAACATTGAACGATACTTGAGGGAAATCAAGCCTGATATTTGGTTTAAGGGTGGGGACTATAATATAAACTCTCTAAACAAGGAGGAGGAGGAAGTGATCAGAAGTTGCCGTATTGATGTTCGCTTTGAATCATTCGTAGAAGGCATAAGTTCAACTAATATTATAAAAAAAATAAAATGAAAAGAGTTTGTGTAGATATCGACGGCACAATATGCAGTCTAACAGATGGTGACTATAATATGGCTAAACCGTATACCGACCGCATTCATTTTGTTAATGAACTGTATGACAAAGGAGTGGAAATAATCTACTGGACGGCGCGTGGAGGAGCTTCTGGTAAGGATTATACAGACCTAACAACACGCCAGCTTGAAGAGTGGGGAGCCAAATATACAAAGCTTCTTTTGGATAAAATGTCATTCGACGCTTTGATTGACGATAAAGCATTTAACTCTAACAAATTTTTCTCAGGAGAATATTCTTATGATTTCACATAAAGCAAAAAACATGTCGTCACCGCGACACATTCACAAATCACAACACCTAGGTCAAAGTGGCGAACGTCGTTTTTATGATAGCTGTAAAGTCTTGGGTAAAGACGTAAAGAAAACTTCCAAAGCTGATGATATGGGTCATGTTGATTTTGTTGTGGACTCGCAGACATACGATGTCAAAGGTCTCAAAGATAGCACTAAAGAAGGTTTTATTCTATTGGAGTTGAAAAACGTACAGGGGAAAAAGGGTTGGTGTAATGATGAAGAAAAACCTGATTGGATTGCTTTTGATTTTGGTGCGTTCTTTGCATGTTTTAAAAATTCTGACTTGTATAAAGCTAGTCAAAAATTATGCGACCTATCGGATGCAGTATCAAAAGCAAAGGATTGTCTATACAAGGGGTATACGAGAAGAGGTCGAGAAGATCTAATGACAATGATTACACTACAAGACGCGCTCAACAACTGCGAGCATATGTTTGTTCCTTACAGGGAGTATAGTGAACCTATGGAGTTATTATAATGAAACTTGCCACTGCATTATTATCATCTTATGAAAGGCAAGACAATCTAAGCAAGATTATCGACAATTTGCGCAAACAATCTGTCGATGTCGATATTTTTTTATGGAATAATAATCCAGAAGATAATCCAGAAGATAAAACAGAATATCCTGTAGAACTTCAAATCAACTCTTCGAAAAATTTGATGTGTTGGGGTTGAAATTCGTATGCGAGGCAATGCTGGGCTTGTTATGCGGGAAGACCCGTTGACGTGTTCCATTTAGCTGTGCCGTCTGGTTTCTTGTGCGCCCAATATTCGCTAGCTTCGATTGTTACGTCTCTTGT